ACGAGTGTGATAATGAGTAATGTCATATACCTGCATTACCATTACGATTACGACAACAGTAAAGAAGTTGCGTGCCGTGATGCTAAATGCTACCAAAAACGTTTAGATGATAAAAAGAAGCTAGAAGAATACCAGGATAAAATAGATTTAGATTTAGCGCGTAAAGAAAACCTAATACGCATAAACGATATGATTCAAGACCCAAGGATAGACAACTACAACGATTACTGATATAAGTACTAAGTTGGTCGCTCAAACCAACTATAAACCTTAACTTGAGGGTTGGTTAATAGCCTACTCAAACAGCCGTCAGAGGGCTTATATTGCTCTGCCTATTTAGCAGACGTGTAACAAAACGAGAAGTTACGACATTACAAGCTACTATCACCGAGTCTCCTGGTAGTAAACAAAAGGTTGTAATGATATGGCGAGACTAAGCCGAATAACCAATAAGGCTTCCGTTCGATAGTGCGAAACCGAAAGGGTTCAAACTTAGAGAATGGTTCTTATCATTAAGCCGTTCTCTGTGCTTCAACACTCAGGGTTCATAACAACATATATACTATGAACGTATGGATATAATAAGACGTAATGGTTCATCAACAAGATGGCGAAAGCTTAGAGCATTCGTACTTAAACGAGACAACAACACCTGCTACTACTGTGGAATTCCTACAGCTAATACAGTCGACCATCTCACACCCCTCGATAAAGGGGGCACAGATGAACTCAGTAATCTCGTTGCTGCTTGCTCACATTGCAATTACTCTAAAGGCTCAAAGACCGAGCAACAATTTAATCGTAAACGAGCAAGAAAGAAAAAAGAACGCGAAATGATACGATTTTTTGAGCACGATAAGACATCACCGACCCCTGCCACTTCTTTCTCTCCAAAAGAGCTTAAAAGCCCGTTTGAATTACCTAAAGGAGTTAGTTGTAATGATTAAAGAAGAAAAGCACAGAATTCTGCCTGCATTAGATAGGGCACACGACGAAGCGTTACGTCAAGGCATTATCTCAGACTTAGACGCTGCTGGTATGGCTATGGCGTTTACTTTAGCTGGTGTTCTTGATGGTGGAACATTGAAACCTATTGAAGAAGTTAAGTATATGGGACAGTTGCAACAGATTTTGGATAAGTATGGGCTGAGCTTGTTTGGTCGTAAAGAAAAACCTGAACTAGAAGTTGGTGAAGACCCACTTGAAGCATTACGGCAACTCAGAACCGAGACTACAGACCACACCAATAGCGAGCCAAACTAAAGGTCACGAAGTTGTAGAGTTTGCCAAACAGATTGGGATGCCTTTACTGCCTTGGCAAGAGAACGTCATACTTGAGTCAAGCAAGATTAAAGAAGACGGCTCATTTCAACATAAGACTAACTTGATTATTGCAGCTAGACAAAATGGTAAAACACATTTACTCCGTATGCGTATCCTGGCTGGGCTTTACCTATGGGATGAAAAACTACAAGTAGCCACAGCACAGAACAGAGACTTATCCTTAGAAACATTTAGACAAGTTGTAGAAGTTGTAGATAACTTTGATTGGCTTCGACGTAAAGTTAAACACATCACTAGGGCTAATGGTCGTGAAGAAATAGAAATCAAAGGCACAGGTTGTAGATACAAGATTATTGCACCCACAGCAGGCGCAGCTAGAGGTTTATCCTCAGACGTTGTTTACCTGGACGAAGTAAGACAACATAAAAACTTTGACGCATACTCAGCTCTTGCTTACACAATGCAAGCACGCCCTAATTCTCAAGGGTTCTTTATCAGTAACGCAGGTGACCACCAAAGCGTTGTACTAAACAATCTTAGACAGCGTGCTTTAGAAAAAATCGAAAAAGATACCGAAGACGATATTAACTTTCAAGAATGGTCAGCAGCACCACACAGAAAACTTAACGACATAGAGGGCTGGAAAGAAGCAAACCCTGCACTAGGTCGCACTATTGACATATCAGCCATCAAAGCCAGAATGTCAGACCCAACAGAAGTCTTTATGACAGAGTGCCTTTCTATGTGGGTCACGACAATGAATTCTCCTTGGGCACTTGGGTCTTGGAACTCTTGTATGCAACCAATACTTGAACTTAAACCAGATAGACCAACTTGGTTAGGTTTAGAAATATCACCAGAAAGAACAAGCTGGGCTTTAACAGGAACACAAGTCTTAGACGATGGTTCAATAGCTGTAGGTCTTATGGAATGTGTTGAATCAGAATACGCAATAGATGATTTAATTATTGCTGGACGTGTTTCAGAGTGGGCTAAACATTACAATGCCGAAGCAATAGTGGCTAATAGGTTTAGTGGTGACTCAGTTGTTGCCAAGCTAAGACAAGCTGGCATAAACGCAGAAGTAATTAAAGGAAGTGACTACTACCAGGCTTGTGATGCAACATTGTCGGCTATGAGTGGTGGTAGACTAGCTCATAGTAATCAACCTGATTTAACAGCAAGCGTTAATTCTTGTATTAAAAAAGCAAACGAGTCTGGGGCTTGGTATATTATGCGTCGTCAACAATCAACAGCTGCTATCTCAATGGTTCTAGCTGTATTCAAAGCCGAACAGTACGGCATACGTGGTGCAAACCAAGACATTGTAGTTGCTTAGGTGCTTGACTATTATAACGATTTGGTAAAGAATTAGAAGTTATGGGCTTCTTTCAAAATCTTCTTGGTGTTACACCAGATAACAGCGTAAACAAAGTAGATGCTGCTGTAGCGCCTTACAATTACCAACAGTACGCCCAACCTTTTGACTATTTTGGTTTGTCTTCTGTAACCAGAGCACAAGCTATGCAAGTACCAAGCGTGGCGCGCGCCAGAGGAATTATTTGTAATACTATCGGTTCATTACCACTAGAAGTTAGACGCGAATCAAACAACAGTAAAGTTCCGACCCCACCTTTTATTAGACAACCAGACCCACGTATGACAGGACAATCTGTTTACACATTTTTAGCAGAAGATATTTTATTTACGGGTCAAGGTTATATGCGAATACTTGAACTTGGTGCAGACGGAAGACCTTTAAGTGCTGAATGGATTTCAGTAAGCCGAGTTACAAGAACTTTAGATGCACTTGGACACAACGTACGTTATTACAGCGTTGACGGCAATCGTGTACCAGAAAATGGACTTGGTTCACTTATACCATTTACAGGATTTGACGAAGGATTACTTGTAAGAGCAGGAACAACAATACTTACAGCACTTGCATTAGAAAAAGCAGTTAAAAGATTTGCAGACGAACCAACACCTAACGTTGTGTTGAAATCAAACTTGCCTATGCCTGCTGAAAGAGTTACAGCCCTATTAAATTCTTGGAAAGAAGCAAGACAAACACGTGGCACAGCTTTTGTTAACGACACAATCGATTTTCAAAGCATAGGTTTTAGCCCAGAACAATTAACGCTAAACCAAGCACGTCAATATATGGCTTCTGAGATTGCTAGGGCTTGTAATTTACCTGAATATTACGTAGGCGGCAACGCTGCCGGAAGTATGACTTATTCAAATGTCACAGCTGAACGCAGAAGCCTTATAGATTTTTCTTTAAGACCTTTAATGACTTGTATTACACAAAGATTAAGCGACAACGATATTACGCCACGTGGTTCGATAGTAAAATTTGATTTAGAAGAATTTTACAGCCCAAGCGCACAAGAACGCGCAGACATATATACAAAACTTATTCCTTTAGGTGTAATGACAGTAGAGGAAGCAAGAGAAAGGGAAGATTTGATAAATGAATAATTTTATTAAATTCTCAACCGACATTATCGCAGCTAATTCATCAAAACGTGAATTAACAGGCGTTATTGTTCCTTTTGGTCAGGTAGGACATACCAATATGGGTGATGTTGTTTTTCAACAAGGCTCATTAAAAATCGGTGAGGGTATAAAACTTTTTACCGAGCACGATATGACTAGACCAATAGGTAAGTTATCAAGATATGAAGAAGACGATAAAGGAATTATCGGAACATTCAAAATAGCACGAACCAATGCAGGAGACGACGCATTAGCCGAAGCACAAGAGGGTTTACGAACTGGATTTAGCGTAGGCGCAATGATAGATGATTATGTCACTAAAGGTGAACAAGTAATTGTTAACGAAGCTACCCTAAAAGAGGTATCTCACGTCACATTCCCAGCATTTGGCGAATACGCCCAAATAACCGAAGTAGCTGCAAGCGCAGAAACTTCACAACCAACAGAAAGCGAGGAAACTCTCGTGTCAAACGAAGTTACCCCAGAAGTAGTAGAGGAAGTTGCAACAGAAGTTGTAGCAACCCCAGCTGTTGAAGCCAAAGAACGCAACGTGCGTCCTGCAATCTTCACAGCACCAAGAAGCCCAATTGTTTCAAAGGCTTCATACCTAGAACACTCAATTAGAGCAGCTCTTGGTAACGAAGACAGCCGTCAATATGTAATGGCAGCTGACACAACCTCAAACAACGCAGGTTTTATTCCAACACCACAATCAACCGAAGTAATTAACGGAATTGCAAACGCTGACCGTGGATTTATTGACGCAATTTCAAAAGCAACTTTGCCACCAGCAGGTATGACTTTTGAAATTCCAAAAATCACCACAGCACCAACAGTTGCACAAGCAGACGAAGCAGCAGCATTATCCGAAACAGATACAGCTTCATCTTTTGTTAGTGTGTCTGTGAAAAAATTTGGTGGACAACAGACATTTTCTGTAGAACTTTTGGACAGAAGCTCACCAGTATTTTTTGACGAACTTGTACGCCAAATGGAATTTGCTTATGCAAAAGCCACAGACGCATACGTTGCAGGCGAATGTGCTAACAACGGCGCATTAAACGCAACAGCAACAACAGAAGACGCTCCAGGTTTAATTACCTACGTATCTTCTGCAGCTGCAGCTGTTTACAAAGCCTCATTAGGTTTTGCACGTAACCTTGTAGTATCTCCAGAACAATGGGGTAAAATTATGGGTTATGCAGAATCAAACGGACGACCAATTTACACAGCTTCAAACCCACAAAATGCTGGTGGCGCAGTAAGCCCACAATCATTACGTGGAAACGTTGCTGGTTTGGAATTGTATGTTTCACGTTCAATGGCTGGAACTGGTTCAACTGGTTTAGGTGACTATTCAATGGTTGTCTTAAACCCAGATTCATACACTTGGTACGAAAGCCCACGTTTGAGCCTACGCACCAACGTAATCAACACAGGACAAATAGACGTAAACTATTACGGCTATGGCGCACTAGCAACCAAAATTGGTGCTGGCGCAAACTGGTTTAACAAGTCCTGATAAACCACTAAGTTGTGAGGCTAGTCTCGCCCCTGTGGCTAGCCTCACCCTAAACGAGAGGAAATGAAATGCCAGTATTAGTAACAGCAGCTCAGTTAAGAGCTGTACTTGGCGTTCCAAATACTCTTTACGATGACACAGCATTAAACGCAATTATTGACACATCAGAAGACGCTATTGGTGATTTTCTTATTCAATGGAAAGTTGGAATAGATAAACACAGATACGAAACAGCAACTAAAGCAATAATTCACACAACTAGACCACACCAATTTTATGTAGGACAATCAGTTGCCCATTCAGGCGTTGAAGCCAAAATAAACGGCAATAAAGCCGTAACAGAAATAATAGACCCATACACTTACAAGATAACTGTAGCTGCTGCTACACCTCACGAAGATTTTAATAACACAATACCTAATGGAATTGCTGCAGCAAATGACCTTTCACAATACAACGGCAACGCAGCTATAGAAGAAGCTGTGCTACAAATCGCTGTAGACGTATTTCAATCAAGACTAGCTGCAGGTGGCACACAACAAGCCCTTGATTATGTTCCCGCCCCATACAGAATGGGCAGAACCCTTTTGTACAAAGTTACAGGTTTAATCAGTAAATATATTGACTCTAATAGTCAAGTAGGTTAATTATGCCTTTAAGTACGCTACGTTCAGGTCTTAAAACAGCAATTACAGATAACACAAAATATTCTGCATACGACCACGTACCAGATATCATTATTCCACCAGCAGCTCTTATTTTAGCTGGTGACCCATACCTTGAACCAATTGCTATTGGTAATTCAAAGAATTGGTACGTAAGACTAACTCTTGAAATAGTCAGCACTACGTATTCAAACCCAAGCGCATTAACAAACTTGGAAGATGATATAGAAACAATCTTGGCACTTATACCGACTAATTGGGTTATACTGTCAGTATCTAGTCCGAGAATTAGGCAGACAAATAGCACAGATTTGCTATCTGCTGAAATCCAACTACAAACAGCCTACACAGGCTAGGAAAGGCAACAATGGCAACAACTATTTTAAGTGGTCGTCAATTAACTTTGAGTGTTAACGGAAATAGCTACTCAGAGCAGATTACTTCTTCTGCTATCAACTTTGATACAGAAAGATTAACTTTTGACACCCTCGCAGGCAAAGCCTACAAATACATTGACTCAAACGTTACACTTGACATTGAGTTTTTGAACGACGCAGGCGCATCACCAAACAGCTTGTACAAAGTATTATGGGACGGCACAGAGTCAGCCCCAGATACTACAATTGCGTTTATTATGACATTAAGAACTGGTGTAACTTTAACTGGTTTAGTATTGCCACAATATCCAAGCGTTACAGCTTCAGGTGGAGACGTACAAACTTGTTCAGTATCATTACAAGTTGTAGGTATACCAACCGAAGACCTAACAGCATAACAACAACAAACAGAACAGGGGCACACAAATGCTTAAACTTAAATTATTATGGGAATTAGAAACAGGTGAGAAGTTTGAAGAATGGACAAGACCAATCGAACTATCACTTGCAGAAAAAGAACTATATTCAGGCAAGTCAATTGTTAAAATACTTATTGAAGAAAGCACACCAAGTAACACACTTCTTTTATTCTTGGCTCACAAGATTCAACAACGTGTTACAA